TTTAATAATTTCTCTTTTTTATTCTGTGCCATTTGTATTATTTTATCTTTACATTATAACCTTGTTTCTTTAGGTCATTGTACAATTCCTGTGCCTTAATTTCATCATCTTCTTTAATAGTTATTGTAGCACTATTATCTTCTTCTACTATCTTATCTATATTAACATCCAAGTCAATATGCTTAAAACCCCAATCTACTAATTGGTCAATGTCAAATTCGTTTGCTAAAATATCTATATCAAAAGTCCCCGTATTTTTATTTAATCTAATATTCAACTCTTTTTCCTGTTCTTTGTTTAGATCTAATACAATACAGCCAATTTCTTTGTATTCTAAGTCTTTACATATTTTGTAGCGTTGATGTCCTCCAATTATGGTATAACACTTATTAACAATTATAGGATCTACCAATCCAAATTTATTAATTGATTCTTTTAAATCTTTATATTGCTTTGTACTGATCTGTCTTGGATTATACGTTGCAGCTTTAAGTTTATTTATTTGTATTTTCTCTATATTCATCTAATTTCTTTTTTATATCTATTAATGCGTAAATTTGTGTGCATACATTTTCAAGGTGGCTTATTCTACAATACATATTAAAACAACTATCACTTTCAGCTTTAATATGACAGTCCCTACATACACCAATTAAATTTTCTATAAAGTCGTTTTTAGTTTTATTTCTTTTCTCTAAGTGGTGTATATCTACAGCAACAGCATTACACATCTCGCAATATATTGTGTCGCTTTGATCATAACCAAAAAAGTCAAGATATACTTTCGTATGCTTTTGCACGTCTATCTACTTTATGTAAATTATCACTAGGTAGTGTTAGTATAAAATCACCATTACAAAAATGGCATTTACCTTTTTCCATTAATGTAACTCTAACACAGCTACAACAAAATCTAAACTTCTGACTCATTTTTACAACTGTTTACATATACCTTTGCTAATTGTGCTAGTGTCTGTTGTACACAGCTACCGCAGCTACTTGCTTTTTTATTAGCATTAAATACTTTATTATATAGCTTGACCATAATAGCTTGATCTTGTCCGCTTATTGTCCCCTTTGTTCTTGGCAACACTTCTTCATATATCTTTAACTCATCTTCTGTAAATTGTCTAACCTTAGAATATGGAAACATAGCATTGAGTGTCTTTTTTCTATCCTCACACCCACAGTCATCACCAAGTACTTTTTTAGCTACCTTATCAATCCCTGTTGCTTTTAGTGCCTTTTCTATTGAATCACCTAAGCCTTTACTTTGTTTGCTCATTGTTTAATTCTTTTAAAATTTTCTTTTTTAATTTAACATCGTCTAATATGTTAAATGTTCTATTTAGCATAACATTAATAGAATTTGTTATTATGTTCATATAGTGTGGCTGTTCAGCTAAAAAATACTCTTTTCCCTTTTCATCTTTAAATGACAAAACACTATCTGCTTTAAAATCTGTGCTTTTACAATTCTTTAAAGCTCTTATAATTCTAGTTTTTTTCATTGATTAAATAGTTTTTTACGTTTCTAATTGCCTTGTATAATGTGTTCTTATTAATCTTAGTTGCTTTTGCCATTTCTGATAAGCTGAAATTTTCTCTATAATATAGCTTAAATACTTCAGCATCAAACCAATATAAATCCTTTAGCTTTTCTTCAATCCAATCTAGCTTAACTTCTATTTCTTCTTTTTTCTTTTTATTGCTTTTAGATTTATCGGCACTTATAGATTCTATAGTTTGCGTTGCGTGATATTCATAATACTTTTTATACTTATAATAGTATCTGCTAGTCTTAGAATGGTATTGATTCATCATAACTCTAATAGCATAAAATGTCATCTGATTTTTTTCTATTATTTCTCTTAATCGTATTTGGTCGCACTTATATAATTCTTCAATAACAAAATGTAATAGTTCTTCATACTCTTTAATACCTGCTATATTCAATGCTATATCTTTTAGCTTGTCATAGTTTTCTATAAGGTATTTATCTAACATATTTTAATCACCGAAGGTACTTTATATTTCTTCATTAAGTTGTATTCCACATATGATAATTTACTTGTATGTATCTCAATAATATTACCAAATCTACTGTGCAATTTCTTATAAATATAATTTAATATACTTTCGTTTTTCTTCAAATCTCTTAAAATAAAATTCAATTCCGCACCACTATCGAATAAAATTGTGAACAAGTAGTTGTTAGTATCTACGTAATCCCAATGCAATCTATCGTATCTTGTATTAAAAAATGTTGGCTTAACTATCATTAAACATTTAATTTAAATTTATACTCCCTGCCTGACAATAAATTTTCTGTTTGATAAATATTATTTGTGTAAATATGAGCATTGCCAATAAAAAAAGTTATGTTTTTTAATGGTATATCAATTTTATCTGCAATTTTTTTAATATGATATATATCGCAAGGTAACCCTAAATTAGAGTCCGCGCTTCTTTGATATACAGTAATCCATAATTTTCTATCTATTATTTGAAATTGAATTAAAGATAAACATGGTAATTGACTTGTTTTAACCCCAGTCTCTCCAATAAATAAAACATAATTTTTTGAAGGCCTTTTTTCTTTATTTATTTTTAAAATTAAATCTGGTAACTTTTTAAAATACGTCGGATATGTATTTATCATTGTAGGATAACAATAATCCCACCAATTAATCTTTTGTTCTTTATATTTATCTACAGAGACTATTCCTTCCATATATAACTGTAATTCCTTTTCTAATAATTTTTTTGGTATTTTATGATCTGCAAATAATAAATCTAAATCTTTTGTATATAAACTTAATTTTTGATTAATTAAATATATAATACTGCCTTTTTTATTTGTTTGACTTTTACCTTTTTTTAAAATTGTTTTTAATAATTTATAGTATTTATTCATAGTTTTAAATAATTTTTTATAATTTCTATTGTTTGATCTAGCCCATTGCTACTCATAGCTAAGTAGCCTCTTTCAGTTAATTTATTTAACCAAGTTAATTGCTCTACTGTAGGTTTATTATATCCCACCTTTAATTCTATTGCTAATCCGTGATAGTTACCTTTAGGTTCATAAATAAATAAATCGGGAAACCCACGCTTGTATCCAGACTTTTTAGCCTTAATCCTTTGTGACATATGCACTTGATACTGTCCGCCCATAGAACCACAGTATAAAACATTCTGTAGATCTAAGTATTTGCACACAGCTTTTTGTAATTGATATTCTTTCATATTAAAATATTACTATCATTGAATCGTGCATACCACATTTATTATCTACATATTCACCTTTAGTATTATATCCACTAAATTTTAACCTGCCTTTTATGAATCTAATTTCTTTTTTATTAGGCAATATATGATCGTGGAATATCTTTGTACTTGTAGATACAGGGAGTAGCATTACACATAGTTTACCTTTTCTACTTTCTTCTATTGCTTTCATAATAAATGCCTCTTTTAATTTTCTACTGTAAGGGGGATTTATAAAGTTTCTAAAACCCCATTCTATTTCTAATCCATTCCAAGACATATCGTGTTGATAAGGACAAGGATCAAAATTAAAATTAAATTCTTCATTAAGTTTATTATAAAATTCGGTTGGTGTTTTCCAATCGTCTTTGTGTTCTAAGTTTCTGTTTTTCATCTGTAAAATTTATAAATTATATAAGATACTATTGGTGTTGTCATTAGTATTGTAAATATGTTAATATGTGGCTCACCACAAATACCTAATAAATGTTTTAATACTTCTATCATACTGTATGTTTTTTACGCCACACAGTACCTGCTGTTGGACTATATACTGTTTCAAATCCTAAGTCCTTTAAATACTTAGTGTATTCTTGTTGTCCTTTTGCATCTAGCTTTTTAAATGTGTATTCATCAAAGTATTCAGGAAATTTAGACTTTTGGTTTTTATTAAAGCCATTAGATGCCCACCTTTTTAATCTTAGGTTTATGTCGAAAGTCCTTTGCATCTCAGCTCTAAATTTAGAACCACTTTTATTTTTTTCTGTCCAATACAAGAAAAAATCGTTTTTATCTTCATCACTTATTCCTTCTATTGCGTGTATGGATTTTTTAAAATCCTCTATTCTTTTATTAATATTAATACTTTTACTATTACTAATACTAGCATTGCGTTTGCTATGCGATGGCATTGCGCCCGCATTATTCCATCTCTTAGCTGCATTTTCTTTAGCCTTATTTGACTTGTTATTTATTTCTTCTATATGATTATTTAAACGCTTAGAATAAAAACAACCATCTTCTATTACAAATAGATCAAAATCTTCTATAACAGTCTTTAATTTGTCTGCATCACATTGTAAACTATATGCCAGTGGTTCATAGTCATCTAAACATAGTTTATTTTCTTCTTTAAATAATAATTCTAATACAGCCCAGAATATACCATAGGATTCTATACCTAGTTTTGAACGCATTTTTATTATTTTATAATCTGTAAAGCTGTCTGATTGATGTAAGAAATAAGTTTTTTTCATAGTTTAAAAGTATTAAGATAGTGCCCATGCTAAACAAACAAGAAAAGAATATAAAGCAAAAAATTAACATAGGCACTATAAAAGTTAAAATGGTGTATTATTATCACTTGCTAAAGACTCCATAGTTTGCTGTTCTCTGATTCTACAATTCTTAATCATAAGAGTATTATAAAACTTTCCTTTATATTCTCTACATTTTATATAAAAATCAATATCTACATATTGTTCTACAGCTAATTTCTTTGAGTGTTCTATTACATCAATTTTAGTTTGACCAAACAATTCAAATTGCATAGTGTGTCTAAAACCTGAATCTGATTCTTCTATTGTAATTAGCTTTTTTACAAAATCCCCATTACTTGTATTAATATCTTGATTTTCTATATTTATTATTCTTCCGTTAATTTTATACATATCTATTTATTTTTTAATTATTATTTCTTTTAAATGATTCGCTTTCATCTTCACCAAAAACACCAAGCTCGTAAAAACCTGCTAATTTTAAAACTGCTCTTGACATGGCTCTTTTCTCAGCCATTTCCATAACATACCAACTGTTAGTATTACCGTCTTTAAATGTATTACCTTTTAAAGCACTACCAAATGTTTGGATTGTTTTTTCACCCACATTAGCATTTGCTTTTACTACTGCAAAATGTGGTTCACATTTAATAACGTCATAGACAATACTAATATCTATATTGGCTTGTATTTTATCAATACCTGCTCTTGTTATTATAGTATAATGTTGATGTTTAAAAACATCTTCCTCTGTTAAATTATTCTCTACAAATAATCTATTTAATATATCTCTTTTATTCATCAGTATTATTATTAGTTAAAAATTCACTTAACTTTATATTAAGTATTACACATAATTTTTCGGCTTCACTTATCTTTAGTGTGCCAGGATTCTTTAGTTTATTGAGCATTGTAGGATAACTCATTTCCATATACTCGGACAACTCTAATTTGGTTAAGCTATTCTCATACATAGCATAACCTATAATCCTTTTTAGTTTTTCATTCATAGTAAAATTATTATAATTAAAGGCGCAATATAAATAATTTTTTATATAAAAACAATTTAATACGAATTACTTATTAACAATACAAATGTTAATAACTTATAAAGATTTTTTTACATTTATTTACTTTGTATATAAAATTTTCTTTATATTTGTTTATAATTAACGACGAGGTTAATAAACAAGATTGAGAAATTAACTAAGTCACAAACAAAAATTTAAAAGAATATAAAAATGTCAAAATTAAAAGAATTATATAAATTATTTACAAGCGACCAAGTGGAAAGAATCTACTTTTGTAAATTTGAACTGGGTTATAAAAGAACAATTCATTCTGTAACACCTTATTCAGTAACATTTAGTGAATTAGAAGATTATTTAAAACATGAATGTTCTCTTATTGAAGTTGTTTTAAAAGATGAGAAAATAAGCCGGGTCTTTTAATTTAGAAAATAAATAACAAACAGAAATACTAATTTAAAGAATATAAAAATGAAAGAAAAAATGCTAGACCACATATATGAATTATTTGTCTTAGCTGACAATATAAAAGATTCTAAAGAACGTACTGAATACATTACTAAGCTAGGTGATGTTGAATATATTGTTAAACAAATAAATAAATAGATATGAAAACAAGGATATTTTTAACAATAGCTACAAGCTATTTTATAGGCAGGTTTTTAATCACACTAATTTTTAATATATGAACAAGTATTTAATACACGGCAAAGGTTATTGGAATGTACAGCTCAATGATCCGTTTATATCGGGAGTAGAAACAACTGATATAGAATCAAGCTACAATTATATCAAATTTAAAGGCACAGAAAAACAATTAGACAGCTTTTTAGACCAATTAATAGATCAAGGTGAAGCTGCATTTAAAATAATAGGAATCCATACAATAGATTAATTATGAAAAAAGGAACACAAAAACACACATTATATAACTACCTAAAAGAAGGTAAAACAATATCAACATTTAATGCTATGTACGATCTCGGGATTGCAGATTTGCAAGGAGTAATCAGACAACTTAAAGACATAGGAGTAAATATCCAATCTAAATACATTACTGTAAACACTAGATATGGCAATACAGCAACTGTAAAGTCGTATTGGTTAGAATAGAAAAGCACCCGCATTGAACACATTTTACAGGATAAGGAGAATTCCCTGTTACGGGTGCAATTCTATTTTAAATTCTTTAATATGATATTAAAGTGTCTGCGTAACTTTTTTAAGTTATATACTCTATTATGGTTTTTATCATAAGTATATTCAGCATCTAGTTTAATATCTTTTGCGTATATGTGACTATTTTCACTCATAATTCCATTAGTAAATTTATAGGTATTTTTCCATTATTCAAAATAACAGCACAGCCAATTGCGGGTTTTTTTCCCGCTTTAGCGTATGCAAAGCTATATTTTGAAAAGTTTATTCCTGATCCTATTTGACAGCCAAAGATTCTAAAATTTTGACCTACATAGTGTTCTGTATATGCTTGGGTGTGTAAATGCCCCTGTACAGTATTCATCATATCTGCTCTACATTTTGTTCTAGCTGTACCCCCTTCACCGTGTAAATACTGAACACCGTCCTTAACATATCTTTCTACAAAATTCCAACCTGGCACTTCTAGCACTTCTTTATAGCTTTTAATCCATTTACTTGGTATAGCTGATGTTTGACTCTTTCTCATCACCATTCGGTCATGGTTGCCAATGATTACAGTTGCTTTAGGGAACGCTTTGTACCAACGTGATATTCTTTTTATTGCTAGATCTAATTCATCTGATCCTGTCATTAATTCATTACCACCGTATGTCTCGTGATATGAAGAATAGTGGTTATCAATAATATCACCAATAAACACCACTTCTGTACATTCAAATTCGTCATATTTGGATATACAAAATTCTAGGTATTTATCAAGTGAAAATGGTTCGTGAAGGTCACCAATAACAAGGACGTTATTAAGACCGTTGCCTTCAGATTGGCGTATATTTTTTATTAAGTCGTGTTCTGACTTTGTTAAGCGTAACCGATATTCTTTGAGTTGTTTTATTTCTTTTTAATTTTTTCTATACTTCGTCCTGCAAAATATGCAGAATATACAACCATCATTAGTGTTTGATAGACAGGTACATAAATAGGATTCATTTTGAAACTGCCTACGTTACCATCAAAAAAAGATATTATTACAAATATCATAGTTAAAAAAGCTAAAGTTAATGGTCTAATATTAGCAGGTAACCACCCCGCTTTGCTATCAGCTTCCCACCTTCTCGTAACTTGTTCTTGTGCTTTACTTTCAGCATCAGCTAAAAGTTGTTTAAATTTAAGTTTTATTTCCTTCTTTTCTACAGGACTTGTGTGTAAGGTATCAACAATGTTATTAACATCTTTTAACACGCTACCACTTAGTATTTTGCCTATTACACTCATATACTATTATAATGTTTTTTAGCTCTGTATTTAGTCCTGTTGTTTTCGTCTTTATAAGCAACTAGAACTTGTTTTCTATTTCCTGTTATCTTCCAACTTATATGAATCCAATCAGGATTGTCACTATCTGTATGTGCTGTAGAACCACCAAATTCTAATATACATTGGTCAAAATCCAACCCTTGACTTATAATAGCATTAAAGATTCTCATATTGTCCATACGTCCACGCTTAACAAACTGTAAGTCCACAGCCTCGCATTTAGTGTGCTGAGATTTATTAGAACCACCTATTGCTGCGTTGAGACTTTCAGACCTAAAGCCACTTGTAACTCTTAATGGACCAACTGCATTCCTGAGAGGTTGTAAAAGTTCAGCGGCTAAAAGTCTGAGTTTGTGTATTCCTTCCTTGTCGGGTGTGTTAGAAATACCAAGTCTTGTAGCTGTATTGCTTTTAGTAAGTTCTGCTAATGTGAAATTTTTGCTTATTCTCATTATTCAAATTTTGCTAACATCAAATTGTCTATGCTTTTTTGCACGTCCTTTTTTGTTGCGTTTAGTTGAAACATAATGTTTGCCTTAAACCTGTCCTTTTCTTCGCCACTTTCAAATATAATAACTGTAGGTATACAAGTTACATTATACTTCTTTTGTATGCTTGGAAAACGTCCTATATCAACTCTATACTTTTCACAGTCATTCAATTTAGTAATTTCTGCAAATTGATTAGACTCATTCCAACCAACCCAAAACTCTACAGCAACAATATCTTTTGCAATTTTATCTTCAAAGTTAGACTCAGTAATAAAGTCTTGACCACTAGCTACCCCTATTATAAAAAATAAGATAGTAATTAAGATATAAATTAAATCTGTAAAGCTCATTGCATTTTATCTATTTTATCTCTAAGGTATTTGATGTCCTCTTTTATTTCTGTAACGTCCTCTTGCGTTGTCATTATAGTGGCACGTATCATTTGGTCCTTCATGTCAAACTCCAACTTAGTAACTTCAGGTTCAGGTGGCAACGGCAATAGCTTTGCTTCATCTATAGAAGCATTAAGGCTAAACCACATACCTACTAGCGTTGCTATTAAAACACCTATACCGCCTAAGGTTTTTAGGCTTATTTCAAACTTAGAATCTTCTGAAAGCTCTTTCATTATTTACAAGATTTATCACATTTTTTACCTGAAAACTTTTCTACTCCACTAATTCCAAAACACCCCAACACAACCCAAACGAATGAATCATAAACAAATTCATTAATTACTAAGTCTTTTCCAATCCAGCCTGTAAGTAAATCAGCTATCATTATTATACACATTATTATAAAAGCAACAAAACCGATTATTGCCTTTTCATTCCAATTGTTATCGTCTTTAAATATATTCATATACTATCAATTTTTATTTTATCAGCAAAGGGGACATCTTCGTTTTGATCTAAATCTTCTTTGCAATCGTTATTATGTGAACCGTCACAATTTCCATTGGGTTCTTTTGTTTTGCCACATATACATTTTTTTTCAAGTTCCATTAGTTATTTATATATTTAACTTGACCATTTTCTATATATATACTTTCAGGTTTTCTAATATGTTGACCATTAAGGTTATACATTAAACCTGTATTCTTTGATTTATCTAACACTTCATCAATCCCTGTATTACAAGGCAATCCCGTTACGCAATCAATATATTCTTGAGTAAATATTTCAATGTATTCTGTTTCTATTATAGTGTCATAAATAATAACATCTACGTATTCAATAACTGTTTCGTAAATGTATTCTATTTCATATATGGTGTCACATTCTTGAGGGGGTGGTCCGCATTCTTCAGCTAGTGTCGGTACAGCATCTGCTTCGTCTGATCCATCTACGCAATCGTCCCAACCATCATTAAGATAAAACAAACCACCTTCACCATTTGGCACACAGCCATTCGGAGCATATTGAGTCCAATTAGCGGGGTCATCACCACAGAAAAATCCATTTTGTTCTACGCAATCTAAGCATAGTTGTTGAAAGTCATATCCTTGACCAAACGAAAATGATGTTATAAATAGTAATGTAATTAGTCTGTTCATTGTTAAAATATTAAATAGTTAAATCCAAACTTGCATTCATATATTGGCTTTTCCCAATAGTTTAAATATGTACCCTCTACAAATAAACCTAAGTGCTTAGTAACTCTTAGTCCTGCCACAATACCTGCATCAAGGTCTAATCCTGCTCCATCATACTCAAAACTATAGTCACTTAAACCATAGTGTAAAGGAATCAAATTTAGCCATGTATGAAGCCATGCGTTATTATGGTATTTATAATAAGCCACTCCAATAGCCATAGAAAGCTCATAGACGCTCCCTAAGGCGTTTAATTGCTCCGTGTTATAGTTTGCTATAGCTTGTCCAAAATAATGCTTGTAAAACTCATCATTTGACGTTGCTATTAATTCACCATTGTTAAACCAGTGCCAATTGCCATTGACATATTGCGTTGAATATCCAAAATCTTCTGCTAGATCGTTGAATGTGTTTTCACCACTTATCCAAAAATCCTCAATAGGTAGTATATGATAAACAGGGTGCTGACGAACCAAACCACCCACTGTGAAATCAAAGTTGCCTTTTTGTAGTCTATATCTTGTATCAAACGATATAAACTCCATATTACGTCTTTCATCATTTTTAAGTTGTATTTTAGTTACACATTTGTTCCCAAGGTATCTAAGCCAAAAATCTTGGTTAGTAAACTTGTCACCACGATTACGTATAAATGAATAATTAAATAAATACTCCCAACCAATGCTATTACCAATAGTAACATTATCACTAACAGCTTTCTCAGTACCATAGTACCATGTCTTAACTTTATATTCATAATCAAATCTTGCTATTTTTCTTAAACCAATGGTGAGGTTATAATCGTATGGATTAACTTTTGTAACATCTTCATACCCTTTGTCTACAGCTATATAGTTTTGGTTCTCGACCATACTTGTATTCATACTCATAGAAGTATAAAATGTAGCATACTTAAAAAAGTCACCTTGACTGAACCCTAAAAAGGGTAGTAATATTAATAGGTATTTTATCATAATACTTTAGTATAAGCGTAAGTACAATAAACATCACAGCTCCAACCACCATTAAACGCATTATTTGACCACATTTTGAATGATTTATTAATTAGCGAACCTGCGTCAACACCCCCGCCTGGCTGGTCACCTGAAAATATATAACTTGCATCAGCACTTTTACCACCCATAAACCTAGAAGCGTAATCCCATCGCAGAATGTCATTCGTGTCATCAAAACCGAAATAGATGTTGTTGTTAGAGGATTCTGTATTAGATGCGTAAGTACATAAAACCGTAACACTTATGGGCATAACCATATAACCACTCAAAGCACCTACTAAAACTTTTGATGTAGTATTTAACGCCTGTACTTGTGCATTTGGTAGTGAGAATTTATCAGTTTGAATAACATATTTGAAATCCATCTTTTTAGATGTACCTTCAGGTGATCCTGTAGTGTCGTTTACGTCCACTACCATTAATAAGTCGCCGCTACCTGCCTGTTGTTCGAGTGCGGTCTTGTCGGTTAGTCGTTGTCCTGCCATTGTTTAATTTTTTAATATAATTTTTTAGCTTTTTAAAGTTTTCTAAGCTACTAGGATATGTCCTTCTTTTAACAGTCATACGTGGTGATATTTGCTCCTTGTAAAAAACTTTTCATTCTATTGCTTAATGGTGCTACATCTAAATTCATTCCTGCATAGTAGTTACGTACCGTCGGTGACATTTCGCCTGCATCATTGTTACTAGCATATTCTGGAAACGCTGCACTTCCCTTGTCAGTTAAGTAGTCAATTAATCGTTGTCTATAAAACTGAGCTGCATCTGTAGCCGTGTCCATCAAAGGCTTTATATCGTCATACGTAGCACTTGAAGATTGTTCTGTAGCCCCCATAACTACAACTGCATTATTTACGAACCTTAGCCTTAAATACGGTGCTAATTGTGCAAACGCAAATTGAACAAGAGCAGGTTGTATGTAAGTTTCAGTTAAAGTCTTATAATCACCTGTAAGTGTACCACCTTGTATTTTGGTTTTTATTGCTTCATATAGATCAGTACCAAGTACAGGAAGTATATTCATATCCTGTGCCAATAGTATATATGGCATTATAAGGTTGTCATCTACCGATTGCCCCAAAGCTGTGTCTTTTTTTAATCTTGTACTGCTTATAAACAGAGTATGTTGTATTGCCATATTTTAATTTATTTTACTCCTGGATAATGTCCTTGATTTGGCATATTCTCAGGTGCTATTACTGCATCTTTAATTCCTCTTGGTCTTGGTGTGTATGATTTAGGTATGCTGTCAGTCTTTTTATAATCGTTCATACTTTGACCATCTTTTAATTCTGTGCCTTCTTTTAATCTATATAGAATCACCTTCCAAGCGTGTCTGCAATATACGCCACCTTTAAATTTAAATAAATCGTAAGGCCGTCCCTTGTGTCCTAATTGCTTATTTACTCCTGCTCTACTAGCTGCATCAATATCTTCAATTCTATATACAAAACCACCTTTTGATAGTCGCATCATATTCTTACAAAATGTTCTAGTAGATTTGCTTGGTTTTCTACTTTTCTTAATGTACTTAAATCTAACCCTATAATATGACTTGTCTAAGTAACTAAACCTGTCCTCTTTGCTAACTATTTCGTCTGCAAATTTATCCTTTATGTCTTTAGGTTCTATAAAGCTATCCGCCCAATCACAATAATCCTCTACATAATCTTGCTCATCTACAACTTCCCATTTGTCTAAATCTATTTGTTCGCCTTCTAGTGCATCAAATACATCATCAAATTCATCATCAGATAAATCAGCTCTAACACCTTCTATTTCTTTAACTTTTTTTTTTGCCCAAGATTGTCCTGCATCACCACCCCATAAAGCCCAAGCAATTCTTCCTGCTGACGGGAATCCATCTTCACCTATTTCATAACCTTCTGCTTTTTTATCTACTTCGTGTCTAGCAAAAAAACTGTTCATTCTTTTAATTGTGTCTAAGCTAAGGTTGTCACCGTTCTTAATATTAGTAGCTCTAGCAACTGCAACTTGAGTGCCACCACGTCCATACTCTCTGCGCCATTCTAATCCTTTTATAGCTTCGTCAATCATTCCTTGCGTCGGTTTAGTGTCTATGTCTTGTAAGTCCTTAAATTCTTGCTTTAATTGATCTGTATTTATTTCCTCTTTTGTAACACCTTCTTTTTCTTGTTCTTCTTCTGATTGTGTCTTAGTAACTTCTAAATCAATGAAATCAGCAGGTTTAAGCGACTTAAAGTATAAATCAAGGTTTATGTCATTAACTTTAAATATCTTCTCTAAACCCTTTAAAAGCGTGTTTTGGAACGGAATAACCACAGTATTTGTAAATAAACTAAAGGCATCACGTAATTCATCTGCATTATTTCCAAGTCCACCACCTTCTGCTCTAATACCAAATAATATTGGTGACGTAACTCTATGTCCTGCCAAGATTTGATTTACAGCTTGTTTTGACATACCTTCCCAAGCTGACTGTGCATCATTCATTTGGATAGGTTCTATTATAGGTGCTGTTTCTTTTCCGTCATTGAAAGTGATTAGTATTTTACCTGCATTTCCACTACCTGCAAATTTAGCGTTTAATTGACGTTCTATAGTACGGCGTTCTTCATCTGTAGGCACACCGTTAGAGAATCCAACGTGCATACTAGGAGTCATACCGCTAGTTATATTAGATAAATGAAATTGAGCTATTTCTAATTCCATTTGAATCCAATCCGTAGCAGCTACATAATCAGGAGCAAACCCATAAAATAAAGCAGGGTTTTTATCTCTAATCATTAAGATTTGACTAGCTTGTGTTCTATCGTCAGTATTGAAGGCTGCATAAGCACGTGGTCTGTATTCTTGTTTTTTAACTTTTGACCAATCAGCACTATAATAATATGTGTCTATTTCACCGTCAATCATTTTACCTGAACGTATATACTGAGCAGGTATATGTTTCATCTTAGCAATCCTTGACCTGTCTCGTGACCATATAACATTAACGTAACACCCACCAAATAGCTTTAAGTCCATAGCTAGGTCTTTTAGCACATCGTCATCTGAATTGTGTAATAATTCTGTTAATCGTAAATATGATTCTTTTGTGTCTGTAGTTTCATCTGCATTTGTAGCAGCTAATCCTTCACCATAAATCATAGCACCTATAGACTTAATCAAAGCACCATTAATAGCACTACCTAAGAATAGGTCTAGTAAGTAGTTCGGGTATAGATTATCTTTTCCAAAAGAAATCCAATCATTCTTAGAATCTTCTATTAAGTGTGGTATGTTGTAATGTGATAATTTTATTAAGTCTAATTTCATAGTTATATTGTTATATAAACGCTTTCAGTATCAGAATCGTTTGTAGTATATTCGTTGTATGTTACAGACCTAGTATTACTTGTACTAGATAAATTCATTAAACCCGTATATACAACACTAAGACCTGAAGGGTCAAGATTTACAGCACTTGAATTTTCATATATTGTAACATCATAAAAACCTAAAGGGCAATCGGTTGTTCCTAAATGTAACTGACCTACGGATAAGTTCTCGCTAGTTGTTGTAAAGTATACCACCTCTAAATATCTTTCTTTGTTAGTAGTTACTGTGGAAAGAGGCAAAAAGGTCTTAGATTTGCCTGTTAGTTGACTCGTAAAGGTTATTAATAAGTTAGTAGAAGTCATTTCATCATAAAGATTAAGACGAAATCTACAAACAGTAACCCCTGTATCTTGTATAGTTTGTATCATACTTCTTCAAAAAATTCATTAAATAATTCTAAAGATATTTCTTTTATTAACTCCATGCGTTCCTGTGTCGGTTCAGGTGTTATATTTCCCCTAAATTCAGGCTTTACTTGAAACATCTTTTTTCTTTTTAGTTTCTTTTACAAATAAAGCATCTCTGACGCTTTCATTAAGTCCTTCAATTTGCTTTTGTGTTAAGTCGTTTAATGGGGTATTGATACTATCAATACTTTTACCTTCCCATTCTTTTTTTAATTTCCAAGCCATAGTAGTTTATTATAAATATAAAAGTTAAGATATTGTTTTTTAGTGTACAAAAAAAGGGGCAAAAAAACCCCTTTTCTTTTCTTTTTAGAGTAACGATTAAGCTCCTTCTGTAATCACTATATCTGTAGGGTCAGCAATAACATCAGCTAATTGGTCAAACGGATATTTTGATTGAGCAACCCCATTTGTGGGTACCACTTGAACCAAAGCATTTCTTTCTTCTGCTCCCCATTCTATAGTATATCCTGTCATATCACCTTTAGCGGCACCTGTTACAACAGTACCACCTGTTACATGACAACCACCATCAATACCTAATAAAAAACAGTTGTCATTCTCATCAAGTACAAAAATTTGAGCTCTTGAATATGCAATAAGTCTTAACTCATTGGTCATGTCATGGTCAATCTTTTGTAGTGTTATAGATAGTGTCTGATTAAAGAATGTAGTTCCATTAGCATTGTCTGATTGCACATTAACAGTCATACTAGATAGGTTTGGCACTAGGTCATATTTAAACACTGTAGTTACACCACCACTAGCACCACTCCAAGATGCAAAACCTGCATCAGTCATTTCTGTAGTGTTTATTGTAGCAACAGCAGAAATATTATTATTGTAATTTTTACAAATATAAATGGCTTTTAGACCACCTATACTGTCTTTACAATCTATTAAACGTCCTCTTGTTATATCACAAGCCATATTATTAATTATTTAAAAGTTAAATAAAAGGGGAGTATATTACAACTCCCCGTTTAAATTATTTATGAATCCCAAACAGTTGAACCGTAAACACCATCTGTCGCAACAGCCGTTTGTACCCCTACAGCGAAGTTCATAACAACTCTAACGTTGTCTGAGCCGTCATATTCGTAAGTAGGTATTAACCTTGCTTCAGTCCAATCAGTAGCTAAGTTTGTTCCGAATACTAAGTTTTCAGGATATGTGAAAAGAATTGTATCGTTGAACATTCCGGGGCATCTGTATATTGGATATCCAAAGTAAGTAGCTGTATCAGCTTTTGCATCAAATCCTAATCCTGAAATTTGTCCTTGATTAGAACCTGCTGAAGCTAGAGCTTGAATGTAGAATCCATAAGTTTTGTTGTTCATATAGAATCCAACTCCGGGCTTAGTAAGTATTCCTGAAATATCAGAAGCAGCCTTGTCATATACAGCAGCCATATCAGTTAAGATGTCTGAAGCAGCTAAAGCATCAGCGAAATCTACTTCGCTAAAGTCTTTACAAGCAGACGCATCAGCACCCGCTTCATCTTGCGTACCGTCATCAGATAAGAAACCTGTTCCAAAAGGAGCAGCTCCTTGCCATATACCAATTTCTAATTGAGCAGCAGCTTTTCCTGCAATTACTTGTAATAAGAAATCAGAAAAAGATTGTGGTAAGTCACCATTTCTGTCCATTCCTTGTCCCATCCAAGTAGGGAAAATTGTACCTCTACAAATTTCCTCATTTACTTTAAGGTCGGTAAGTGTTAAAACTTGCTCACTTGTTGATGTGTCATTTCCTGAAGAAAACGAACACGCAGCAGCAACAATAGGATTGCTTGAAGCAATGTTATTGATAACTGCAGATTTTGTTAAACCATCTAAGATTCTAACATATCCTTTTGCAACTGTGTCAGGACTTCTCAAGGCAGCGGTCACATAAGGCATCGCGTGAACACCTGCATACGTATCACCGTTTACAGTAATGTCAAATTCACGTCTTTTTGATAATTGAATTTTATTTGCCATTTTTTTAAATTATTTATTGTTAATATAATACGCTGTCCTTTCCATTGGTGACAGTTTTGCTAGGTCAACAGTAGCATTAATGTTTCTTCCCTCAGGATTGTATTCAATACCTTCACTTGCAGGTTCACCACTTAATTCTACTATTTTACTTTTTAATTCTTCTATTTGAGTCATAAGTTCACCTATCACTTCGTTTGACATCTCAGTCTTTTCTTCTTCAATAGGTTCTTCTTCAGCAGACAGTTCTTCTGTTTCTTCTGCTGCTTTTTCACCAAATACTTTTTTTTCTAATTCAGCAACTCGGTCTTTTAATTCTTCATAAGTTTTAGCCCAATCTGCTTTCTCAGCAGGCGTTTCGCCAGGCTCGTCAAATTCCTCTTTGTTTTCTTCAGACATTTCTTCAGAAAGTTCTTCCTCAGACGCTTCAACATCTTCAGCTTCTTTTTCTTCCCCTAAGTCTAGGATTTCAGAAGATTCACCGATTGTCATTTTGTTACCATTTTCCATAGTGTAGCTTCCCGCTTCTAATGGAGTTGCCTCACCGTCATCACCGACAGCAAATACTTTAGAGCCAATCATAAACTGCTCATCTTCTGTAGCAAGTATACGACCGTCCTCTAATTTCATTTCAGCGTACATTTTTACGCTATAAGATTTAGGTTCATTTTTCATTTTTAAGATATTTAAAATTTTTTCTAGTGTACTCATAACATATATAAATATAAAGGCGTTATTATTGTTTATTTCTTTTAGCGTTTTTTACTTGAATTTAATTGTAGCACATACTTTTGCAGCCGTTTCTTTATTGCCGTATTGCTTCATTTGGTCACGCATACAATCGTCCCAAGAATATTTAAGCATAGCTTTACGCTTAGCATAAGCAATATATTCTAGCATCTTGTATTTTTTCTTGCGTTTCTTTCGCCCTGTGCTACCATATTCTTCCCGCATTGTTGCTGATGAATGGTCAGCACATGGCATAAATAATTTAACACCATCTACTGTATGTGGGTGACTACCTGAACAGCCTTTGAACATTTCAGCATATAGTTCAGCTTCTTCTTTTGTTCTAAATAATGGTTCACCATCTAAAGCACCTACAGGCTGTAATTCGTTTTGTAGAATAACATCTTTAATTTTGCTCATTGTCACCTCATCAGGACAATCTTCACAAACTTCGTCTAATATATCTACTTTTTTAGATGCTTCAATTAGTTTGTCCGTAAAGTAGCCTTCTATACTGAACCCACGAACCTCTTTATTCTTAATAGCTTCCCAAATCTCAGGGTTGTTTTCTGCTGATACTTGTACAAACCACGTCCCAATAGGTAAGCTAGAAAAACCATACATATTGGATTTGTCATATTTCTTGTCTTCCTTAATCCACGATTCTACGACAGTTAAACCTTGTATTGGTTCTTTGTGTTCTAAGGTATGGTTATTGTTATTTAAACTAGACATAAATAACTTCTGAGCTTGTTTTATAGTTTCTTTAGTAAAGTAAACGTCGTATTCTTCGTTAGTTTCCTTATCTAGTCTTGGAATACGTTTCTCGGGAATAAGTATTGCACCGATTAATTGTTTCTTTTCTTCATCTGCTTTTGCTAGACTTAAAAAGTCATTATTAAAGAATACAAAATTTTCTTCTATCGCAGGAAATTTTACGACGCTTATCGCGTCTACTCCAAAGTGGTCTGCTGTTTCGTCTATGATTAATTCTATAAGTTTTTTCTTTTTCTTCATAACACTAATAAATATAAAGTTGTCTATTTTGTTTATAATGTACTTTGCAAGTCTAATTCTTGCTGTAACGCTTGAGCGTTTGAAATATTACTCTCTACTACAAAAGCTTGAGTCGGTGCCATTTGTCCAATTTCAGGTTGTTCTATTGATTCAATGTTTGGTGCGCCTAAATTTAAACCTTCGGGACCACCACCACCACCGCCTTCTGTCGGCACATCAATTTGGGGGTCGGGACCGTCACCACCACCCGGAACTTTTTTAAGAACGGCTTTAGCGTTTACAATACCTGCTAATACAGATGCTACCCCTGTTGCTATTGCACCTAAATTTAAAGGGAATGGTAACCCTGCTCCTGCAGCTATAGCACCTGAAACACCTTTTGCTGTATCTATAAGAATGCCTGCTAAGGCTGCTGCTTTTGCTGCTGCTGTTCCTTCACCTGCTAATTGTGCTATGCTACTTAAAATATCTTTAGCTGCACCCACCCTCAAGGCTTTGTCTGCTGCAATTTTAGCTTTTGTAATTGCAAGTTTTTTATTTTCGGTGTCTATAAGTAATTGGAGTTCTTGGTCACTTATGCTTTTATCAAATTCTAACCCTAATAAGGCAGCCTCTTTTTCTAGTGCTAATCTTGATTCTTCTGCTAGGCGCTGTTCCTTTAATTTCAATAAGCGTTCTTCCTCTGCTGCATCTCTTTCAGCTTCTAGTGCTTTCAAATTAGTTAGTTGTTCTGAGCGCTGCCCTGTAATACGCTCATCTAAATCAGCCATTTCTGTTTTAGCGTTTATTAGAGCAACCTGTAAGTCTATATTGTCTGCGTTTTTACTGAGCTCTAATTCCGCTAATTCAACTTTCTTTTGTGCTAGTGCTTGTTCTTCTGCAAATTGTTCGTCTAGTATTCGTCCAAGTTCTTCATTGGCTGCAATACGTTCTTCAAAAGTTAAACTTATGTCATCTCTAATTTGTCTTTGTAGCTCAGCGTCCTTTTGATATGTTAATTGTAATTGTCTTTGATTTGCTTCTGCTAACTTTACTTCATTTCTAAGAGCTGTAATAGCCTTCCCATACGCAACACCCTCTTTTGTTGCTTCTTTTATTTCTTTTGTTAGATTTTTAAAACCTTCAGCAGCTTTTTGTTGTTGTAGTTCATCTAAGCCTGTATTAAGTTGAATGAATGCTGTCCCCGCGTCTTTAGCTGCGCTTTTCATTAATTCTAAGTCCCTTGTAAAAACCCCCTTAATTACATTCCCTAAAGCGCCGAATAAATCAATTAAACCTTCTACTCTATTAACTACATTTTGTTTTAGTGCTTCCCAAAAACTTTTTAAAGCATCTTTAGGGCTTGTAAAAGCCCCTGTTAATTTTTCACCAACCTGTATTGCTGACTGTATTAACTTTTGAAAAACCACATTAACAGTTTCACTAACCACCGACAGCTTGTCCATTACAACTTGGTTTTGTCCTAGCATCTCAGCTAATTTGGCAAACGCTGCTACTATTAATCCTATACCTAGTGCTTTAAAAGCAACCCCAACAGCATTAATACCGCCCTTCATTTTACCAAAACTAGATTTAGAATCTTCAGCAGCTTTGTTAGTATCCTTAACGCCTTGTTTTAATTCATCAACTTGTTTGATGCCACCATCTGCATCAACTTCTAATATTATTGTTTTTTTTACCGCCATATTATTCTAAATAATTGTTTAAACATTCTGCGTATGCTTGAATGGTATTCTTCCATTCCATAAGCAAAATCTAATTCCTTGTCTTTGTATTCTACTAATTGCAAGTGGTCTATACTATGTATAATTAACTTGCTTGTATTTTCTATATATTTTTTTAATTCCATAATAAATAATCTCTATTTTCAAATTGTATCAAATCTCCGTTTTGGAATAAAGCTAATTTCTCACCATACGGAATATCTATATTAGGTATGCTTTGAACATCAAAATCTACTGTCAATGTCCAAGTTCTTTTTAAATCAGTTTGGCTGTCATCTAAACCAAATTTTATAACCCCTGTATCTGTTATAGTAGTAATATATACAGTACAAGTAGCGGGTTTTGTGTGGTCTTGTTTTACAGCAAGTTCTTCAACACCCCCTGCTGTACCTATCTGTGTGGTAAGACCGTTACTGTCTTTACTAAAAGCTGTAAAGTAAGCAAAACTTTCTGTATACCCGAGGGGATAATCGGTACTAGTACCACCAATAACTGTTGCTGAACCCTTTAACCTTATTACAGCAATACCTGAAGTCGGCACTTTAATAGATTTATTTGTGCTATCACCTGTAGCTGTAGCATAACCACGTGTATTGCCTTCTGTGTAACCCATTAATATAATCCTATGATTTTCACCTTGAAATGGTGGTGTATTACCATTTTCATTTTTATACCTTATAACGTAATCATTCGGACTATTTGCTAATAAGTTTGGCCTGTAAGGACTTGTGTTGTTACCAATAGTCAACCCCCCCTTTTTGCCATTTGAAATAACAAAAGAAGCTAAATTTTTAGATAATGAAGTACTGAATATAGGGATTAAATTTCTAAGATTAGATGCTTGTACACTTAAGCTGCTTGAATTTGAAAGGCAATACCCTAATCCTTGAGTACTTGCTCCCCATGGCACAAACTCCCCGTTGTTACATTCGCAACAATCTTGAGTAGTAAATATATTATCAACAGTTACGGGGTTAAAGGCACAGTCAGCATCATCATCGGGACACCAAATCATTAAACTACCGTAAGCATTATTTTGTAAATCAATTTCTGATGTAACAACATAATCACAACTTGGACAGGTTATATTATAAAGTTCATTTATTAATAGCAAAGTAACTTTAGCACTTTGACTGCTTCCGACTACATAATTCTTTATACTTAAAACCCTGTAATAATTGTCTTTTATAAATATTTCATCACTAAATTTAAAATTGTTTATATCATTTACATTAAGGTTTAAATGAAGCTCAACAATTCTACTACTTGTAGCATAAATAGCATTTAAATATGGCGCCCAATACTCAAAATATAAACTTTTAGATATATTAACAAGGTTAGAATTGTAATCAAAACACGCAAGGTATGGTGCAATAGGTGGGTTTGCGTTCCAATATAAAGACCTTGTAGTGGGTTGTATTGTTGTAGTGGGTGATATTTCAAAAGGTGAGCATACAGGGAATATGTTAAGAGCGTGTGCATCAACAACAAGATTACCTTCGGGTACAGTTTCATAAGTATTATGTAAATAATAGTAAGCATAGGTAGGAATTAAGGTGTGAGCCATACCACTATAGTAAAACATTTTGGGTTTAGTAGCTACTAGCTTTTGTTCTGCCTGACCTTCGCTGTTCAAATCATAACTTATTTCATATTGAACAGTCATATTAACTAGCTGTGTAGGCTGTGTGGCATCTACATCACTTGACCAAACCTTGTCATTGATATATGGTGCAAATATAGATTTGTTAGTCAATTTACCATTAGCAAACTCATTTTGTGTGTTTTGCATAAAGACTTTGCCATAAGGATTGTGAACAGGACTAGTTTCTGCTATTCTTTTATTGTTCAAGTCGTTATCCTCTAAGTCCTTTAGCTCAATATCTTTTTTTTGCAAGGACACAGTGTCTTTGATAATAATTTCCTTGCTCATATCAACTTTATCAGACCAATATTTAACTTCACCTGCTGCTAAAAAATTACTGTAAGGTTCAATTTTTAAATTAGATGGGTCGTTAGAATCGGGCGCTACAACTAAATTAAATCTTTGTATTATATCTTGTAAAAAATCTTTTTGAGTGATAGAAGAATCAATACAACTTGGAATGTCTACTTCTTGACCATAGATTCCTGTTGAAGCATAACCACTCCAAGAAATACTCGCTTCATTATACATACCCGCAAATAGATAATTTGTAGGTGTAGAATCTCCACAAGATGTGACACCGGGCGCGCACCTTTTACCCACCCTAATTGTTGTAGATAGTGTATTGTCTTTTACTACTGCACCCTCTAACCTCATTACAAACCTATATCCCCAACCTAACGGAATGTCAGTCCACGGTATGTCAAATTCTATAGGAACATGAACCGTTAGGTCCCCATAAATAGCTGATTGTGCTTCTAGGTCTGTGTCTGCAACTAAAGGAATACTAAACTCATACAAAGTGCTATCATAAGCAAATGGTGCGTTTGGATTTGCTGTAGGTTGCATACCCTGTACTCTTATTACTAGAACCATGTTTGACCACGGTCCCCAATTAGGAGCCTCGCCCCCGCAAGGTCTTAAATTGTTAAATGATATATAAGTTTTAAGTTTTAATGGCTGTAAGTTAGTACTGACTTTTTTAAAAACTCTACCATTATTCCTCACTATATTCATAGGGTCGGTAGGGACAGTAAACCCCGTGTATGCTGATGTTGTATTAGCTTGAAAATAATTTAAAAATACACCATTTCCTATTGTGGGGGGGCAATAAATAACAGTTCCCGCAGCAAATGTATTATCATATTGATACTCGTCATTACCTGCAACTAAGATTCCGTCTACGCCACCCTCACCCACTATATTATTATTTCTCATCACAGGACCCGGCACAATTTGCTCATTACAGGTTGTCATATACAATTTTCTAAAATAGTCGCCATCAATAAAAGCAGACGTATAAGTAAACCCTGCTCTATTGAGTAATCTTTTAAATATTTCCCGTATTTGTACAGCAGGTCTAAATTGATTAATATCAACAGTTTTGTCCTCTAAATATGTTCCCCCATTTGCGTAGTCCTCAAGAATTGTATCTATTGTTGTTTGATTTAAATTTAAATATTCCTGTTCGCCAAGATTAAAAACAAAATTAGGTTTTGTGATTGATAGTGGGTACATTACCTTATAAACATCACCATCAACATCTCTTAATGAATCACCATCAACATTATTAAATGTAACTGAACCGTCCCCTGTCCAACTACTTTTAAAGTTTGATATATTAAATAAATGATTAAGGTCCCTGTTGTATGTTTCCCCATCAGCATTTAAAAAAATATCTCTTAATTTTTGATTACCTATATTGCTAAATAAATCTGCTGCTGTACCTAAAACGACAACTTCATAAAGACCTGCCTTCATATACACAGACCTTAACTGTATAACCCCCTCAAATTGAGGCACAGTACCAACATAAATAACTGCAGGGAATTTTTTCGCTGCACTATATACTAACGTGTCCAAATTCACATCAAACCAATTTTGAAAAAATATGTTGTTTCTTTCTGTAAAAGGCAATTTAAAGGTTTGAGAAAAATTTGCTTTTCTTTTACTTGGGTCTGTTATGTCAGATAATTGAAAATTTACAGATATATTAGGGTCTTTTTGTAAATCAAGTTCGTACGCCTTTTCTTTAACAGTAACAAAAGGACCTAAATCTTCAGGCTTTCTATATACAACTAATCTAGTATTCATTAAGTGTTTGTGTTTATATAATTAGCATATTCAATTTTAATAGTATATTGAATTAAATTGTCATTTGCAGTTGTTTTTCTAACAAAACTACTGTCTTTAATAACTACAGGGTGGTAAAATTCGTCATCTTCTATTTTTACTGAATCAACCCTTTTTGATAATAATAGTGTTTCAATAAAAGGCACCATGTCCTCACTTATATAATCAGTTTGCAAAGTTTCAGTCATCTTAGCTGATACTTTTCTTGTTGTAATTCCCCTAGCTGTATTGTCGTACCTATACCTACTACCATTAAAAAACCCTAGCATTTTATCGTAATTTTCTCTCTTTATTTCAACAGTTCTAACATTTTTTAACTCAAAATTCATATAATCATAACCACCAAGATTATTTAAAAATCCTAATCTCCTTCTTTTATATTTAGTACAAGTTTTAGATTTTTCAAAATAATATGTATCACTTAAAAAAGAACCACCTGCGCCTGTTGCTGTACTGTGACCGCGAACAGTGTAATAATCCCAATTTGTATTAGCGCTTGGTCTTGCGTTTACATTTATTGTCTGCGCTTGTAAATTACCGGGTCCACACCCAAAGTATAATAACTTTTGAAAGTTGTTAGTAATTACTGTAGGTATTTGACCACCTGTACTCGCTGCATTAGCAAAAACATAAGTTCCTATAGATGTGCCGTCACTTTCAAAATACTGTACTTTTATTGATTGTGCAGCAGAATTAAAGGCTGCAACTCCATTTAAAAAAGCTAAAGTATGATAATCCCCAATATTTGTAGATGTATCAAAATGAACCACATTTCTATACCCTGAAATAGTAGCGCCCCCTAGCTGAAAACGTTGCTCGGGTATATTAGTTAAAAATTGAGATGCGGCTGTATATAAACAATAAGGGAGAAAAGCATTACCCTGTATATATTCTGTGTCGGGACCGCCACTTGTTACAAATCTAGCTTGTTCTAATGGCAGGGTGGCTTGTATATAAGTCTGTGTGTCGTTAGGGGCACCCGTCCAAGACGAACCCGGAGCTTGACTAACATTTGTGCTATATTCCTGTGTTGCTTGTACGTGCAAAGTTACAAGCTGACTTGAACCTGTTTGTCGATTGCCATTTAAACTAAAAATAAAATCTGTTAAGTCGGTACCACTAGCATTGTCACCTGTACTTGCACCCACACCATGAATAGATTGAAATGGAGCGCCTGTGCAATTTTGGTCAAAGTACGTGTCTACTGTTTGAGCGTTTGCTATTGCTCGTAAATCAAAGAAGGCGCGTATATTGTTTGCAGCTATATCAACACTATACCCATTACCCCTTTGTTTCATAAGTGCAATTGTGTCACCTGATACGTCATCTAGTTTGACTCTTAGTATTAGTTTTTGATAAAAAAAAGTAGAATTATCATCACTACTTTTCACCATATAACCTACCATTGGGGTCCAATTAGTTATTACAGGTATTGTTCCATCTATAGGTTTTTGTTCGAATGTTACCGCCATATATAATTATATTTGTTCTAAAGCTGTTTCTAAATCATTTGCGAAGGCTTTAGTTATGTTATCAGTTTGTTTGTTTAATTGTTCTGTAAATGGTTTGCTAAAAAATTGTGTGCGTGTTAATCCTCTTTGAAATATAGAGCGCTGTATTAAAAAAGCAAAGCTATCATTTGTAATAAATTTACCTTTTGCGTCCCTTCCTTTTAAACCTTTAGTTCTAATCCAACCTTTGATATTCTTTTTAAATTTATTCCAAGTACCACCAAATTTACCACTACCAAATCTAAATGGACTTCCTTGACCTCTAGCACGTCCCGAACCTTTAAAACCGCCCACCCCTTTTACGCCTTCATCAACGAATTGCCAATAATCCTCAGCACGTCCAAACTCAAACTCTAGTGTTACAGAATCTTGTTGATTAGTAACTAGATAATCAAAGTCCCTTGATAATGTTCCTGTTGCATTTTTCTTTTTTTGTTTAAGAATATTTCGCCCTTCCTTAACAACATTATTGCCAAGTTTCTGTAGTGCTTGTATGGTATTTTTAAACTCCATTATGTATTAGCTTCTATTGGTGCTATGCAAAGGTTATTCTTATTGTTTACATCTACATTTATTGTAGCACTCCAACCTGTTAATAAGTTATTGAATCTAGCTGTGAATGGTTCACACGTTATAGGTAACTGTAGCACCACTTGGTCACCAACCCAAGACTGCGTTGATAAACTTTGTTTAAATTCCGCAATAACATCATTTAAGATTTGTAGTGTTTCTGAATAAGTATCAACACGCCCTAATCTTTGTTTATTTGGTGCATCACCAACTTCGTCATTAATCATATCCATTACATATAGGGTAAAAGAATATGTCATAACACCCTGATTAACTGTAGCACTTCCTGGCTCTGCATATAGTATATTATAATCACTAGCACCAAGTTTATTAATGTCTACTTCATCTAACAAACCCGAATGAAAGCTATTAATCTCATAATGCTTTGTTGCTATTGTTTCTAAATACCCGACTACGTTTCTAAAAGTTATCATAGTTGTTACGTTGTTTATTATTATAATCTTGACTATAAGCCAAGTATGTTAGTACCTCTAGTATTGGTAACCTAGTTATTTTTTCAATGTCTAAGATTGAATTAGACAAGCTATACAAAACATTGTACCAACCCCACTTGCTATTCATTGTTACGCCTTTTGTGGTGTCGTGTTTTGAGCTTCCAAAAAGCGGTGCGAAATCTTCGCCAATCTTTCGCCTAAAGTCAAAAAAAAACCTAAGCTGCTTAATGCTATATTCATTGGACAATCCTTGAATAGTTCTTCTTTGAATTCTTCAGGGTCGTAAGCCTCTACAGCATACCTGTCATTTACCTTGTTTGTAACACGTCTATAAAGTATTGACATAATAATATGCAGATTCTCTATAGGTTCTTTACAATATGCTTCTAAATCAATATATTCACCTGTCGTAAGTTTGCTAAGGTTTGGACAAAACCCATATTGTTCGCCTTTAAATGTAAACAGCTTTTTAAAATCTTGTTTTGTGGGTTCGGTGTCAATCATTTTTTTAATTATGTCCATTATCTCTAACAAGTCCGTGTAAGCCATTTTCTTTACAATAAAGGGAGTAGTGTTACATAATAACGCTAAACTCTTTACAACCTTTGTTTTGTCTGTTCCTTTGCCTTCCTGAATCTTGACATACTTTTGATATGTTCCAATAGTTATGTCTTTCCAATTATCAGGTATTACTAATTTAACCTCTTTCATTACTAATAAATATAAAATGTTAATATTTGTTTTTTACAATATATAATATTTGCCACTATGATTAATAGACAGCTTGTTTAAACATAGATAACGTACTGCATCTACTAAGTGGTCATTTACTTTTACGGGGGTGTTTAATACATCACCATTTTTATCTGTAGCCCATTTATAGCTTCTAAATTCTTTGATTGCATTTAAACTATCCTTAGTGATGTTAAGTTTGTATCTACGCATTATGTCAATTCCTAAATGTATTCCTGCTCCCTTTTTGGCGGGTTTTATATTGAAGCCTTGACGATATATTTCTTCTATTGATTTTGGTTCTGCTGAATCTCCTACTATTTCTGATGTTCTGTCTACTCCTAGTTCTTTCATCTTATTAGCTAAGTCTGTATTAGTCAAACGCTTTTCATAAAGTAATTCTCTAATATATAAGTTGTCATCTAATTGTCTAACTTCTACTAATGCTGTAGGCGAATTAGTAAAGCCAAAGTCTAATCCATAACCAACTAAACGACCTTGTACGTCATCAACAAGTTGAAAGTTTCTGAATATCATTGTCTGTACTGTTCCTATCTCACCTAGTCCATACACACGCCAATAGTCAGGGTCTATATCTTTTAATCTTTCAATCTCCGCAATAGTATCTTCATCTAAGAATGGATTGGCTTGATATGTAGATTGTAAGAATGTGCAATCATCCCTAGTATGTACCTTTTCATATATCCAAGAATAAGGATCAGAAGGATTATAATCTAAGTATATCTTTTCTGTTGTTCTAAGTATTAGCTGTTGCCAATCTTCATAATGAAATTCGTTCGCTTCATTACACCAAAGATAATGTCTTTTACGACCTCTAATTTTCTGCGGTTGATCTACACTAATAAATTCTATAATGTTACCATTGAGGGTATATGATAATTCTGATTTATTATGGTTTTCTTCTGAATATAATTCTAGTTCTTTTAAGATATTCAATACATCACGATATGCTGTACCTTTAAGGGCAGGGAGTGTCTTTCTGCATATAGTAAATACCTTTCCTGTTTCTTCTAAGCATTTAACAATAAACAATTGACAAAGCGAATAGGTCTTGCTAGAACGCGTGCCCCCCTGTAAGCATGTGATTCTAGTTTTAGACCTATAAGCCTTGTGAAATACATTTGTTGTCTTAATCTTTGCCTGTGTCAATTACTTGTATAGTTAAATCGGTTAATGATTTACCACCGCTTGTTATGTCTACTTTCTCTGCATATCCTCTGTCCCTTGCTTTTGACTTCAAGTAAAATATAATACTTGTTTCTTTTCCACTAGATATGTTTTTAATTAGTTGCCCTTCTACATAATCAATCTGAGCTTCCTTAATATCTTCAACAGCTTGAGCAAATT